AGGCTGAAGGAGAGAGTGATGGTGACGGGCTTGACGACTTTGATTCTGACTTTGAGGCGCTTTTGGAAGCAGAGGCTGACGGGCTAGCGCTCCCAGACGGCGAAACCGATGGACTAACCGAAGGTGATACTGACGGACTTTCCGATGGTGAAGGACTTACCGATGGCGATGGCGAAGCTACTGCCGAACCTACTATACTCCAGATAGCGGCAGTTGATGTACCAGTATTCCTATACGCATTTCTGCCGGTTTTGGTAAGGTCATAGAAAATTGCACCTACTTTGAACCCCGAATCTCCTGTTGGAAGTGAATTACCCTCTGCCTCTAAAATATTGTCAGTTGAAACATGATCTTCATTGGTCGCACTTGCAACTCGGTCATTATCCCATCGTAAAACCCTGTTTGTTCTATACGGTAAAAGTGCCGTGAGAAAGTTTGCTTCAACAGTGGTCCGAAGTCCACTAGCTTTGGCCTCAATTCGTGCAAGCTCGGCTTGTGTATCTTTTGATAAATCTGCTTTACGCTTAAATACTGCCATATTTTCCTATTAAAAAAAGCCTATTCTCAAAACCTAATGCTTTTTTGAGCTTTAGGCCTTAAGCTTTAGGCTTTACCAATCTAACTATTTATTCTCTTTAGAATGTGGCAAACAATTCTGCTGCTTGGTGTCTCATTATGTCTTTAACCTTAGCTCCATATACGAACAAGTCTTTGTAGGCTGTACCGAAGTCTCCGATTAAATCCTCTTCCATTCGTGCATCAAGTACCTTCTCTGCAAAGGTCAACCAATTCTGGTGTCCTGCAATACAGTGGTAGCCGTCCGTATTGTCGCCGGTAAGTCTATTGCTCTTAAACAATTGGAAGTTTTGCAAGTTACCCATGTAACCCTTTTTAACTAAATCCTGGTATGCCTCGTCTACATGAAGGACTATCCCGGTCCCTTGAGATAGTATTGTGAAAAACTCCGGAGGGACAACTAAGAACCTTCCCTCATCCGGCACTGATGAATACCCATTTTTCTCAGCAAGATCAAGTGCCTGCTTTAACAATGCAACTTTATTCAAAATATTTGCGGCTGTGATTGCAATAACTGTATCTGCCTCAACTGTAAACGTAGAGCTGGCTGCGATTGCTCCGCCTGTATAAGCTGATGTTATATCATCAAAATCATCTTCAATCGTGATTGAGGTTGTATTTGTAAAGGTCTTTACTCTGTACCAAGTCGTGTGTCCATCCGCCTTAAAGCCCCGGCCCACCATTGTTGAAGTGAATGTCGTTCCAGATCCAGTAACTACTCCTGTGGTTGCTGCTACTTCAACTGTTCCGCCGGTTACATCAGTTCCAACCCTGTGTCCTGCTCCAACATCTGTATAAAGCCCAAATGCGAAGCTATCCATGTTTTTGGATCTTTCATTGGCAACTTGAGTAACTATATAGGGATGTGGATCTTTGATGTAGGAAAGCCACTTATCAAGAGTTTTCTCTTTCCAATAGAAAGACTTGTATTGGTCAATAGTTAATTGACCGTTGTTTTCCGAAAGAGAGTCTGCTGTAAGCGCTGCGTCTGCGTAGGTTTTTTCTGTAAGTTTGCTGAAATCTAAAACATTTAGGAGAGAGCCTATGGCGTTAATTTCGCCTTCATAGTTTCTGTTAACAATAGAATCAAGCAAATTCCTGTCATACATCTGTTGCATGACTTTGCTTGAAAAACCTTCTGCTAGCTTTGTTCCGTAGTCTGACATTTTGGTAAAAGTTGAAGATTACTTTTACCGGCTCTTACGAGGTTAGGAAGTTATCTAATGTAGAACTATAAAGACTACTCTTACTTCTTGTCAATACCCCAATTTTGTACCTAAAGGTTTGATTCTATTTTTCCGGCGATAAGGTATTCCTTGTATTTATTGTAATTATTCTCTCGTAACTTTCTGGCTTCTTCAAGAGTTATCTTATCGGACTTTAGTTTTGGTTTATCATTCGGCCCACCGCTACCTCTTTCAAACATTCTCCCTTTGTTGATCTGTTTATTTTTGGCGTGTTCGTGTAAGAAAGCGGATACTAAAATAGTAAATGGTACACTATTATTCGCTTCTTGTGTTGCAAACGTCTTAAACTCTTCAGTCTTTCCTTCTAAATCCGGGCTATCAACTAACGTCTGTGGATCACCTAAAAATGATTCTACCGATTCATTCCACTTCTCAATCTTACTGGCTTGTGCTTTAGCCTCTGATATGACCTTTCTCCAATTACGGCTGATTACCGTTTCTTTAGCAAGAGTTTTCTCAAACTCACTCATTACCTCCCAATCGCTAAATTCTTTTGCCAATTCTTCTTCTGTTGGCTCCGGAATGTCGTCAGCCTCAGTGAGAGCTTTGTTAATAACCCGATTCTTCGCGTAAATCTTCTGATTTTCCCGGGCAGATGCGGATGATTTCTTTTTCTCTGCATCTAATTTTTTCTTGAGTGCTTCTTTTTCTTCTTCGAAAGGTTCAGCCCGTGGCTCCGGTTCAGGTTCTGGTTCCGGATCTGGAGTTGGTTCCGGATCTGGGGTTGGTTCGGGTTCTGGTTCCGGATCGGAAGCGGGATCTGCTTCTAATGCCCTTCTTTGGGCTTCTTCAAGTTCTTCTTTCGTGGGTTTTATGTGTCCTTTAGGCTTTGGCATTTCGTTTTTTTACCGGCTCCTTAACAGGAGGTTTGGTTTCTAATACGCTTTGATATTCTTCCAACTGTGAATTTTTAAGGTATGATCTTCTTGCTCTAAGAAAACGTATCTCATCAATAGTAAGTGTTTCAGGTTCTTTTGCGAGAATTTTATTTAAGTACTCTTGAGCTTCTGGATTCACAGATAAATACTAAAGTATGTTTTTATCCTATGTCAAGCTCTGGATCTACCCCTCGCCTTCTGTCCCCCCGCTATTGCACCAAAAAACCTTTTCTGTTTTCTACTCAGTTTTTTCCCTCTCACCGATCCATCAGATAAAATTTTCTTGGCTTTTGAACTCGTTAATTTGTGTCCTTTTTTTGTTGATCTTTTACCCTTTTTATAGCTACCTTTGTGTGGCATAATGTATCACTTCCCCCCCAATCCCGCAATGGCTTTCTCAAACGCTATCTTAGCCTTTTGCGGTGAAATTAAGAACGATTCTAATAGCATATAATTCTTAAGTCTTGCTTTTAGGAATAGATCTGCTTGTAGGTCTAAGTTGGGCTTCGTCAGTTCATCTTCAACTGCACCCTTCATAGAAATAATATAGTCTCGTAGCTTCTCTGGGGTTAATTGCGCCTCGGCAACAGCATTAAGCATCGTAAAGTATGTCTGCTGTTCTTCAGGACTTAGAGTATCTATTTTTATTCCTTTTTTTTCTAGTTCGTCGGTTACCGACATATTATTGAATGATTTGTGGCTGATTCAGTTGTTGTCCCCGCTGTGGTTGCCCTGGGATAATGGGTTGGGCAGGCGATAATCCCATTATACCATTTCCCATCATCATCATTTTTTGTTTCTCAAACTGCATAATCTCAGTTATTTCATCAGGCGTTAGATCAGCAAACTCAAGAAGTTTTCTTTGATAGACTTCCCGCAACTTCGGATTATCCGCCATGTTCATCATAACTGCGTTTAGTTTTGTGAGTGAGTCGGTATCATTGGCTTTCTTCTCATCCTGGCTCCAAACCTTAACTCTATACCCGGCTTTTGTCATCCAGTCTTTCGGTGCAATCTCTCTTTCAAAAACATTATCTGTATTTTTTCCTTTCTTGTATATTTTAACCGCATCAAGTCTATCGGAAGCAGCTTCAATCAACTTTAAGAATTTAGTAGCTCTTTGTTTCCAGACATTCGTGTAAAATTTAGACATACCCTGCGTTCTTGCTTTTGCTTCACCTTGGGCCAGTTGTACCTCTCCTAATGTACGTTGATTCGAAGTCTGTACTCCCTGCTGTGTTGCAGTAGCCCCTGTTGCCTTCTCGGTCATCTCTGTTATGTAGGTCATCTCATCCAACGACTCAGATAAATCAGGAATATCTACCTTTTGTAACACATCAGAAGGTTTCCCCGGAACAGGATACCAACCCCACGGAACAGGATTAAAAGTACTAGGCACAAAGCCATCTGATTTTAGTGAGGAATCGAAATAGTGCATACCAAAATTGCGGAGTGTACGATTCTCTACCAATTGTGAGAACCACGAATTAAGCACTTTATTGGGTACTCTTACAATATCGGCTATCCCGTCTGTCCAGAAGTCTTGTTTGTCTACATCATCCCCCCAGGTGTTGTATCTGAAGTGATTACGCCAATAATGATCGGGTGTAGTACCGATAATCTTTTCTTGAGGCTTTTTCATTAAAATTGTTCGTTCTTCCGCCTCAACGAATACGAATACCTGCTCTGCTTCAGAAATGTATTTCTTCCCATCTTTGTTGTCTATCCACTTCTCCCCTTTATCTCTAAAAACAAAATGCATTGTTAACTCTACATACGTTTCTCCAAGTACAGGGTCTTCAGTATCAGGTACTCCCATGTCAGCCATCTTTTTATTCTTTTGCTGAAGAGAATTTTCGTTATCTTTGGCTTTTATCATTCCAAGTTGCGACTCAAAAAATAACTCTAGCTTTGCAACTTCCTCTTGGTCGTAGTCGGGATTGTTTTTGAGACTACTTAGGGGCTTAAAAATGTGTATATGGATTAAAAACCGTGAAGAATCTATATCATGTGGATTCATAAACCGATCAACGAGCATGTCCTCCGAGTCTTCAACATCAAACACTATTTTTCCATCCTCTATTTGCCATGAGTCAAACGTCCTGCCGAAGAAAAAGTCCTGCTTTTTATCAACAATATCCTGAATCTCAGCGTTATTATCTGTAAGCGTCAACTTCCAATACTCGTTTTGAAAAACCTCTGCTTGTTTGTCATTGTCTAAATTCTCAAACTGAATAACTGGCATATCGTCAATGTCCTTAAGAAGCGTCCGGAGAGTTGTTTTCATTAACGGGAGATTTACACTTTGGCGCTGAGTCAGACGATTTATTGTAACCTTGTCCCTATAGAGTTCGTAATTTTCCCGCCAATCTTCTTCCCGTCGTCGGCGGTAGTTAAACCCATTCTCTTTATTGTTGAGAAGCATCTGAAGTTCTAAATTCTCACGTGTAATATCTGCCATAGTTCAAGATTAAAGCATAGTTTTATTTAAAGGCAAGTATTAACCGACGCCCTCAATATATGGCTTTACTCCTCCTACGTCTTCCCCTGGTTGTATTTGTGTCGGTCTGCGGAAGCTTACTGCAAATATCCGGAACGCATCCGATCCGTGTGAAGCCCAATTGTGAAACGGACCCTTACGGTACACCATATTTTTTTCATCCCAATCCTTCTTATAATTTCTCAATGCCTGTAATCCTCTACTACACTTATCTTTCTCAAACCAACATTGAGTAAAGATAGACCGGGCGGCATTGATGCCATCATCAATAGACAACTTTGGAGCTACCCTGAAGTCTATCCCGAGCTTTCTTGCTACTTCCTTCCTAGACTTACCAGTTCCAAGCTCGCGTACTTCTATGTCATGCGGTCCAAAGTGATTGCCGTATATATACTTTCGCTCTTGTAAAACCAAAGCATAATGAGCCAATCCCTCTCCGGAATTTTCATAGTAGTCAATAAACCGAATCTCCATGCCGGCAATCTGAAAGAACCAAATTGTCATAGAGTCATCCATGCCTAAGTCCCAAGCAGTATGTACTGGCAAGCTCTGGTCATACGGCACTGACGTTATCCTTCCCTCCTGTTCCGCCTTCTGAATTGCCGCGCCATAATAGGAACCGAGAACCGGAGCATCAAACGAACAATAATACTCTTGATTGATATACGCATTTGCTTCTTCTGTACTTCTTCCACTTGCTTCAAACCGCTTAAGGGTATCTCCTTTAATATCCTCCATCTGTTGTGCGCTAAATATATGCGTATCGTCTACCGTCAAGGTCTGAACAAACCACTTAGGATGATTTTTTGCAAATTCAAAGAGCGACCGGGCATGATTATCTCCTCTCGGCGTCGTGTTAAATACTCCTATTCCGTCATTCTCCCGCAGGATAGGCTCTACAACGTCCCACGCATACGGATCTTGCTCGGCCCACTCGGAAAAAACAATAAGTCTTGGATTTCCACCGCGAAGTGAATCCGGATGATCTGAACCTCCAATCTGAAACAGAGAACCATTGAATATCGGAATCTTCATGGTAGTCTCATTGGGAATACCTTTTCGCATTTCAGAAGGAATATGCTCACGATACCTAAATCCATCAGCTCCTATACCATCCCAAAGATTCTCACGACCCATTACAAGCGTGGGATAGACATACTTTACGAGGCACGGATCTTGCATTAAACGTCGCGGAACCACAGAAGCAATGTTTACTTTATCTTTTCCTGATCGCCGATGCCAAATCTGGTAAAAATACCGCTTCTGACTTCTTCCTTCAATTGCCGCTCTTACTTCATGTAAGAATGGTTTTTGATAGTCACGGGCTGTAAAATTGTAAGGAATATCAACATTGATCTCAATCATTTTTAACGTGGATAGTCACTTCATGTTCTTCTTGTGAACCTTTTGGATATTTACTTTTGAGTTTATACGCCATGTCTATCGCATCCTTCCGGCTTCTGTTATCCGGAATGGCAAAATAGGCCCGAACCCATTGAGGATTGCGTTGAACTCTTAAAAGTTTACAGCCAGCGACTTGATCCAAAATTTGCTTTATCGTTTCATCTGTCACCGCATTAGGAAAAGTATAGTGGTCTATCGTCATTGAAGAAAGAAGCTCATTGTGCTTCTTAGAGAGAAGATCGTCTGGCAAATTTTTCTCCATCAATTGTTCCCATGAAAGAGTCTGTTTAACCTTCTGTGGAGTTTTCGCGTATGACTTTGTATAACCAGCTTTTATCATCAATCTACCGAGAGGAGATTTTCCACCATCTTCAGACAGCAACTTTATCAGAAGGCGTTGGCGAAGCAAATCTTGAGGCTTATCCTTTCGAACTTTACCGTTCTTATTCATAAAGAGTTTGGTTTATATAAGCATAATGATAAAGCTACTTTTTGGCAACTTTTTCCTTTGGCTCTTCCCTCTTTGGTGTCCTGGTATAAGTAATTTCATCGTTCGCTAAATTATAGCTGATACTCTTAGTCCACTCTTTACTAGGCTCTGTATCTATCCCAAGACGCTTATATGCACCGCCAAGAATGACGTTTTTATAAATCTGCATACCATCAAGCGCAGCGTTTGAAGCGGTAATACCAATATGGAGGCTCTGCAATTTATCATGCTCTTCCTTTGAAAATGAGTATTTTTTAACAATAGGTTGTGGTTCCAAGAATAGTTCCTCCTCTCTTTAGATTCCCCTAAGCTGAACAAAATATGTTTTGTTAGTAATTGGATAAGCCCTTCGTATATATCCTTTCTTAACAAGAACATTGATAGATTTTATAGCGGTAAAATCTTTAATTCCTTCTCTGGTCATTTTTGTAATAATTTCCTTTAGTGGAATAGGTGTCTTTTTTCGGTGAACCCAACTGTCAACAACTTTCATTATCTCTGTCTGTAATTTATTTAACTCATTGATACTTACATAGACAGTGTGAGACATAGAGGATACTTCGCTAAGTATAACATACTAATCAAGCAAGCGTTTTAAGAGGATGAAATATATGGCTTACTTCTTTTTAGAGAATCGTAGGTCAATACAGGGACTTGTTTTTGAAGCTAACTATTAAAAATGGCTATACAGCCTTCTAAATCCCAAAACTTGCTCGCGTTGATCTCACACAAACTCTTGTCCTCGGGCATTAGGGCATCTGTAAATCCTTTGACTAAATTATCCAAGTCCGGCTTTTGTTTATGATATTGTTTATTCATTTTCGCTTTCTTTTTCTTGCTCCACGACTCCGGCATAGGAAGACGGAAAAGAATATCCAACGTATCACCAATTTTATATCGCTTTTGTTTGGCAAGTAAATTCAACCTATCCTTATACGCCCAATACTCCGCGACCGACTTCCTCCCGGCCCAAGCATCGGACCGTACCATGCGGGGCTTTGCTACTGGTGTGATATTAAATAAAATCATAATCTTCTCATCCTCAGCCTCTCCAAAACCCACAAAAGAGGCCGAAGTCAAAAGACTATTCTACTTTAATCTCTTTCACTACTTCCGGTTCTTCTAAAACCTTCGCGGCAATAACCTTTTCAATCGTTTCATTCATCATGTCTACCATGTCACGAAGAAACTGAAACTCTCCAATATCTGTAATAACGATCGGATCATCAGCCTCATTTTTCATAATACTAAATGATACAACCCAACTCTTACCGTATGTCGTTTCTACCTTTTGCGTATTCATTTTTACCAGTAGAGCAAACAATGGAATTGCTACTGGACGTGCATGGGTATATTTACCCGCTTCCTTCCCGAAATTCCAAAGATTTTGTAGCTTTGTACCAGTGAAATACATGATAAATGGCCGTTGATCTCCTTCATTGATGATTACACCAGAAAGAATTTGATTAAATACATCTTTTTGTCCACTCATTCCTTCCGCACGAAATCCCCGACTGATTGTTAAGATATGTACCACGACTTCCTTAAATTGCTGTTGTGAAGGTTTGTAAAAGAAATAGCCATCGGTCGGTTCTGTACCATCGGCCAGCGTATTTGTTGTACTCTTACCTGTAGCATGTATCTTAAGCTGCGGAAGATCGCTCCCAAGATTCTCCGAACCAACACGCGCATTATCGTTATAGAGCTTCACAAGTTCTGGATTATTAGCAATCGTCGCTAATTCATTCTTCACCTGTTCCATAACGACTTTTTCCTTAAAGTCCTCGTCAAGTATGTCTTTTTTTAATTTATCTGCTTCTTCTCTCGCTTTGTCTATCCCTGCCATAATTTTCTCACCCCCTTTCAATAAACTATCTCCACTCTACACAAATCTCCACATCCTATTGCTAGCTTCGTAGCCACAGAGAGGTCGGCGATCCGGCTATATCGCCCAAATCCTCCGGTGTCCGTAACTGTCGCTACGACGCTAGCTCCCGTCTTACTGTTCCGGATGGTCACGTTCTTGTTGAGAAGTTTGTACTTCCGGACAGTAGAAGGGATCATAGCAAGCGTCAACCGGCGATCATCCAGCCGTTGACCATTCGCCATAGTGAGGGTTTTACTGCATCCCAGGCATCCGGTTTCGGAGTAATAGCTTGCAGTTCCAGTCCAAGTGATTGCCTTAATTTCCTGAGGATAAAGTAAATAACAAAGCAGTATCAGTATCAGGTATCGTGGAGAAGTCTTCATACCCGTACTCTATCAAACAAGCGGTAGTTTTGTCAAGAACCTAATTATCCCGTTATAAAGAGCTTTTTTCTTCTGACAATTTTTGTCGTGCGGCAACCCCTAACTTAGAGAGTCGCTTAAAATAGTCCGGGCCGTATCGTTTCATCTTCGCTTTTGCCCCGCGCTTACCGATTGCAGAGTAATGCTCACTCCCATACTTTTGTTTTGTGGTCATTCCGCCCTTCCGCGATATGGTCTTATGATCCATAGCCATAAACAATCATTAACGAAACGGAAAAATGTCTCTAATAACCCGTAGGAGCGTTTATTTTGCCCTTTCAAGATCATCTTCGGCAGATCCCGTCTCTTTTTATTATTATACTTCATTTCTTCAACGATGAGTTTCATACATTCTTATCTTCTTCTCCGCTATGCATTTTTCTAGCGGCAATATCTGACACCGCCTGGTAATATCCTTGGGCGTACATATCTCCCTTGGTATAATCGTATGCTCGCTGTCGTAATTCCGTCACTATTTTTTTTATGATCTCTCTCCTCCCCTCTTCTTCCCATAGGAGCTTATGGCGGACTATAAAGTCTTCTATCTTGTTGTAGAACTCTCCCATAGTTTCCTCATCAGGCCCATTGTCCCTAATTTTTTTCCATTGCTCTTCCCAATCATCTGCTCCTGTGGGTGGGGGGTTCATAATAGTTTCATTGCTATTGCTGTTACAACATTTGTGGTGACAGCATTTCCCATCATCTTGTACCTCTGTGTATCGCTTATCAGTTCCCCGTCTGCTCCGTATTGAGTCCAGTTGTCGGGGAAGCCTTGTAGGCGTTCACATTCCACACAAGTTAAACGTCTAATCTGGTAGTTGCCTTCAGCAACGTACTGATTTCCGTGTTGATTTT